CCTCTTTGCCCGCCATGATCCCCGCGACCGAGCCCCGCGGGCCCTCCCGCCCGCCGTTCCGCCCGCCGTTGGTTGGAGAGGTCAACGCATCTCCTGCGGTAGCTCTGTGAACGTCGTCGGCAGCCCGGCGAAGAGGTCGTACTCGGGCGAACCCTTCTTGAGCACCTTCGCGGGCGGCAGTTGCGCCAGCATCGCTACGTTATCGACGTGCTGGTTCGTCGAGCCGTTCGTCGAGTAGACCGAGCCGTTGCCCTCGAACTGTATAACCATATCGTCCTCCTGTGTTGCTGCTGGTTGTGCTGGTGGCGCGGGAATCACGCTGTCGTCATAAACGCTGATGTCGCAGGAAACGCCGTCCACCATCACCGAGCCCGTGTGCTGATGGCCCACAACCGGCAGGCAGAGCACCTTCGCGGGCGTCACGATCTCCTGCCGCGCGTTGTAGTCGGCGTACCAGTCGCCATCCATCTCCCAAGCTGGCGTCGGCCGCCTCAGTGCCAGCTCTTGCACGTCGAGGAACCAAGTGCCGCTGTAGCCGTCAACTGGGTGGCCGAGAGTTTGGAGGAGAGCAATAAACGCGTGCATATCGGCGTCCTGAATGAAGTTGGGCGGGTCGGCGATCTCGTAGTCAATGCAGGTCCGCGTCACCTTGTCCCACTCGTCCCCGACTGCCTTCATCGTCTCGTCGAACCAGACCTGGGGCGTCCGCCACGGCGCGGCGTTCGCGTAGAAGTCCCTGTACTCGAAGCCGGCGAGACGCACGATCCGTAGGTTGTTCCGGGCGCATGCCTGCATCGTAGGGTAGAGCGGGGCCGCGTAACCGCCGGGAAACGCGCCCTGAGAGAAGCCAACGTGCCCGTCGTGAGCCTGCATCCGGCCGGCCGCCCAAGCGTCAGTGATAGGCTGCCAGGTGTCGTAGACGGTAAAGAGGCTCATGCCTTCGCACCTTCCTTCGTCTTCTGCGCCGTCGTCACGTCTGTCAGGAACTCCCCCATCTGCGGTGAGAAGCTCATCCAGTCCAGACGCTTGAGGTGCGCGACCAGCGCCTTCCAGACGTCCTCATCAAGCACGAGCAGTTGCCCGTCCTCGGCCTTCTCGACCGCTGTCCAGCAGCGCATCAGGTCGATCATCTGGCCCACCGAGACGCCGTCGCCGCCCTGCGCCTTGACGACCTGCGTGCGTAGCAGGATCCGCAGGCTGTCGGCGTAGGAGAACGGCTTGCGGGCCTCCTCCAGCGCCTTGACGTTCGCCTGCGCCGCGCTGCGCCGTGCGTCCTTCGGCTCGAGGCCGGCGAGCAGCGCCGTCGCTTCGGCCAACGCCTTCTTGATCGCCGCTGTGTCCGGGTTCGGCAACGCCTTCAGCATCAGACTTCGGGTCATGAATCCCTCCTAAGCCGTTGGCGCAAGATCAGTAGCTACGGCGGCGGCCAGCGTTTGCGCCGCCTGTGCAGCGTTGCTGTTGATGATTTCGCTCTGTATCCCGGCCCGGAGCAGGTACATCACGTATTCCTTGGCACTCAGCGCCATCCCGTTGCGGGCGTTGTAGCTGTCGGTCGCCGCCTGTATCCGCGTGATCTGAGCATCCGTGAAATTGAAGGTTACTGAAGTGGCCATTTATCCTCCTAGACTGCAACCAAAACTAGCTGACCCGCCACGAAGTTCACCCCGGCGTTACCGGGGTCGAATGTCTTCATCTGGCGGCGGGTTGGCGTTGCCCCCTCAGAGAAGAAGATGGGGGTCAGATTGGCTCCTGCGGTGAAGTTGCCCATGATCTCGAAGAGGCCGCTGGTGGTGGTGGGGGTGGCCGAGCCGAACTGGACGATGCGGGGAGACGTGAAGGAACTTCCGGTCAGGTCCCCTATACGTGCGCCGAACGCGTTGGTGATTACCACCGACGCCTTGCTGAGAGCCAGGGCGGGGACATTAAGGCCCAGGACGAAATTGGTGACCGTGATTAGTGGGTTGGTTCCCGTGGTTGTGAAGACCGGGGCGACGACATTGTAGGCGGCGTGGGTGCCCACGTTGAAGGCTTCGTTCGTGGAGGACGTGCCCCCACACTGGTAGTTGAGAGCGGCGTCCCACCCGTTGTACGTGGTGATGTTGAGCGTGCGGTTGCTGGACGACGTGACGAGCGAGCCCGCCGTGCCCGTGACCTTCGCGCCCTCCACGACCGCCATCGTGGCCGCGGCGCTGTCGGCGAGGTTGTTGAACGCGACCGCCGCCGAGAACGACATCCCCCGGAAGCTGCCCGACGTGACCACGCTCGAAGGCTGGTAAGTGACCGTCGCGTTGAGGCCAAGCACCGTGATGCCGTTGGTGGAGACGACGAAAGTGGACGAAGCCCCGGGGAAGGAGAGGATGCTCTGGCTGGCTGTAGGGGCCAGGTCGTAGCCGCCGATCGACAGCCCGTTGTTCGCCGTCACCGCAGCGTTGACGCCCCACGTGACGCCGCTGGTGCCGCCCTGCACGTCGCCGGCCAGCGTGTGATGCGGCGAGGCCGTCGCGATCGTGTGCCGCGCCGTGCCGCCGGAGTCCTGGATCACGTTGTTCGGGCTGGCCGCCATCTGCAGCGGCGAGGCCAGCACGACGGGCTGCGTCAGGTTCGCCGCCGTGCCTTGCAGGGTGAGCACGTCGCCCGCCGCCGTGCCGCCGGTGAGCGTCTGCCCGCCGGAGCGCCCGGCGAGGAACGCTACGTCGGTGTGAAGGTCAGTGGTCACCGTGCCGTGCTGCGCCGCGCTCAGCGGCCCCGTGTGAGCGCTGGCCGCGAAGCTGAGGTCGGTTAGCAGGGCGTGGTCAGTTGTGCCAGCGGGGCCGGTTGACCCCGTCAGGCCCGTCGCGCCAGTGAGTCCTGTCGCACCAGTTGCTCCGGGCGCGCCCACACCCCCCATGAATGCCAGCCACGAGTCGGCGTAGACGGTGAGGTTGCCGACTTGCGCCGTGTTCTGCGCCATCTGTAGCTGCACCGTGCCCGCGTTGGCCCCGTTGACGGCCAGCCCCCAGATCACAATGTATGTGGACGTTGTGCCGATGCCGATTGCGCCGCTCTGAGTCGATTGTCCGGCCCCGGCTCGGAATTGCTCATTTTGATTGTAGGGGCTCGTCACCGCCAGGTCAGTCCCCATCAAAGCCCACGTCACGGTACAGCCCACCGGAGCCGTGAACTGCGCCTTTCCCTCAGCTCCCGTCACTCCCGACGCCTCGATGAACATCTGAAATATGAGCGTCTCATTGGCGGCGATGGCGAAGCCGAGATTGGTGACATTGGCCAAGACCGTGCTGTTGTTGACGACGTTCTGGTTCGCGGCCTTGATGACCGAGATCGCGCCCTGCGAATAGCCGTGCGCGCCGACGATGCGCTGGTGCTCTTCGAGGCTGACCGGCGGCCGCGTCGGGTTCTCGCGGCGGGCGAGCGGGTCAGAACGCGGAAGTCTAGGCGTGGCGCCCCTCCGGGCGGGCGTATACTGTCCCCGCTAGAAGGAGGTTCACATGAGAGGCTTTGTACTCGGCTTCGCGCTCGCCCTGACGCTGGCGCTTGGTGTCGCCGTCGCGGACGGGCCGAGCGGAACGCCAGCGCCGACGCCAGCGCCGTTGTACTTCACGAATACCCTGCTCGGGCCGTGGGGCGATGCCAATTGCGACGGCGCGCTTACGAGTGCCGACGCTTTGGCGATCCTGCAAGCGCTGGACGGACTGCAATCTAGCACCGCCAACCCGTGGCCGGGCTGTGGGATTGGGCGGGAGTATCGCGTGACGATCCATCAAATGTTGCAAGACCCGATTCATTAAACGGCCTGCACAGTCAGGTTAGGCATTACATCGGTTGTGGCGGGCCAGCTAGCAGCCCCAAAGGGATCAGGCAATGCAGCGTAAGCGAATGTTCGATACACGCCACCAAGACCGTTGCCAATTAGGCTGTTGGTGGTCACGGCTGTAACGGTTGCTGCACTGTCAAAGAGGGTGACAAGCCAATATAGCGCGGGGCCAGTCAGTGCCTGACTCACAGCAATTGTTGTTATGGGACTAGCACAGGCTGTTGAAGCCGATCCTGTCAGGAGCGATCCGGGCACTCCCGCATTGTCGTTATAAATTCCCGCACGCATGTTTCCGAGGGCGCTGGTATTCAGTTTGTAATTGCTGGTTGTGAATGTAGCTGGAACGTGGAAGGGCAACGCACACAGACGCCCAATTACGGCCGTCTGTCCGGGTGAAGATACGCGCCCCTGCGAGCCGTAGAGCTGCCCACTCTGATATGGCGGGATCAGCAGCGCCGTCGAGAGCTGCTGTAGGTTCAGCCGAATATAGGTATTCAGTGTGGCCGCCGTAACGATTTCTCCGGTGGTAAAAACGTGTGCGGCGGGATCGGTCCAGCTAATGACACACCATCCCTAGGTCCATTATTCCGGCCCCTTCCAATAGGCTTTGATGTAGGCGGCCTCAACCTTTGCCCGCTGCTTCGGAAACACGACTTCGTATGGCCCACCGCCGCAACCCGCCGAGCAGACGAAGAACGGCCAGTCAGGGTCGACGAGCTCAGCGCCGCCGCAGTGATGCGGGCATTCCGCGATCCAGCGGCCATCGTTGATGTACGCCTCGACCGTTTCCGTTGGCGTCCAGTCCGAGATCGTCGGCAGGCCGTGGGTGACAAGGAACCGCTGAACGCGGCCGCGCTTGTCCTCGTCTGTCTTGTCCGCCTGGAAGTGAGTTGCCCGCGTGCGAATGAAGGGCATAATCAGTAACCTGCAATCGTGGTGGTGTCGAGTGCGGACGTGCCCAGAATCCAAACGATGTCCGCGCCCTGGTCGGTCAGCGTCCAACTCGTGCGATGTACTCCCGGCCCTTCGCCTGTGACCTCGGCCTCGTGCTTCAGCATTTCGATAAAGAAGTCGCTGTTGACCTGCGAACGCCACGGGAACACCGTGTCCGTGATCGTCTGCCGGTCGCTGGCCCGGCTCTCGTACATCTGCTGCTGGATGACCGAATCGTCCACCGGGATCAGCGTCTGCAGGAGCGGTTGCGGCTTGGCGTAGTGGCCGACGATGTAGTCAGCCCAGGAGCCCGCCAGCACGGCGTCATCGAGGAAGCGGTACGTCTTCTCAAACGTCCGCACGATTGTCCCCAGCGGCGTCCCTGTGCGCTCCACAGTGCGAAGGCTGGAAGGCAGCCCCAGCGGCGTCCCCCGGATCTGCAGGGGCGTCTGCATGTAGACCGTCGAAAGGTTGTCGTTGCGGAGCAGCCACTTAGCGCCGCCCCCATAGTCGGCGAACGAGACCAGCGTCATGCCAGCCGTACGGTCAGTCCCCAGCCCCGTCGAGAGCGAGTTGGCCACGTAATCAGTCGTGGCCACGGGCGTTATCACTGACCTTGCCGGTTGTGGGTAGTTGATCGACATCCCGTCCACCGGATTGCCGACGTAGGCCCCCGGCGCAACGGCCAGAGGCAACGGGGAGTACTGGAAGATGACTGACCCCGCAGTGCCCAGCGTGAACCCGCCCAGGATGATCTTGGCGTGCGAATAGACCTGCGTGCTCCGGCGCTGGTAAATCAGGTTTCCAATCGTGTTCGTCCAGGTGTTGACGACAGCCCGGAGCGGCCGGTTGAAGCGGTCCTCGAAGATCCCCTTCCCCGACTGGTCGAAGTAGAACATGCCGCCCAGCTCGTGCTCGGCGACTTCTTGAATCGCGTCCCAGGCGTTGATGTTGCGAGCGAACCAGTAGGGCAGCGTCGTCTGGCCGGTATCAAGGGTGCGCCACGTGCCGCCAGCCGGGAAGCCCGCCGCGTCGAGGATGGCTCCGATGATGGCGCCGGTCGTGTAGGAGATCAGCGGGCCCAGGTTGAGGTCGAACTGCTGCAGGAAGAGCGACCAGTCTTGCAGGGTGATCGTCGTGCGCTGCGCGAGCGAGTCGGGCACGATGTCGGTGATGAAGCCGTAGAAGAGATCGCGCGTCGTGGCGTCGGCCAGGTAGCCCCGGATGCGCGCCCGGCGTTCCAGCTCGAGCGTGCCGTACAGCGGCCCGGCGACGTATTCGGGGGTGAAGCGCCCGAGCATGTTATCGAGAACCACGATGGCCGTGCTTGGCTGCACGCGGCCCAACTCTTCGGAGCGCCCGGTCTGGGTGGAGAAGTGCTTGAGGGAGGCCGACTCATCGGTGAATGAGGCAGTGACGGGGATCGTGACCATCGCCCACGTTCGGAAAGCCCCGGCGTTCGTCCATCCAAGAGTCGTCGGGCCGGGGCCGGCCTTGTGGCTCGCGCCAAAGCCGGAGGCAGAGATGCTGCCATCGGTATCGTTGACATCGCGCCCATCGTCGGCGACCTGTCCGGCGTTGACGATAGGGCCAGCGGTGGAACCGCCCTGGATCATAAAGTTGATGAGTAGATCGCCCGAGACTGACCCCGAAGTCACATGGCCAACGGCGCTGGCTGAGGCAGTGTCGGGCGTGCCGAGCGTGCCGCCGATCAGGTTCATGGCGACGGCCCCGAAGCGCCCAGAGGCCCCGGTCGCCATCGTCACAACCAGCGCGCCAGATCCAGTCGGGCTGTCCAGTTTATATACAACCACGCGCTGAGCGCTGATGAGGTTCGGGTAGTAGTCAACGACCTGAGTCAGGACGATGCCGTTCCATGTGATGCTCGCCACATCCTTGTCGTCAGCCGCGCCCACGAAGACGACCAGGCAGGTTGTGCCTGCATCCAGCGAATGAGGGACGGTATTCGTCGGATAGTCTTTATAAAGCGTAGCCAACGCTGGGTTGTCCGCGCCGTTGTTGTCGGAACCGACGCTCTCCGTCGCGCCGAGCGTGGGCGTGGTTATGCCAGACCAGTTGAAGCCCGCCTCGTACTGCCGGGAGGGCGCGGTCATGCTACCGCCAGCATCTCGTCACGCAGCACGGTCGCGACCTTGCGCCGCGCTATCGGGTCGTTGATGACGTCGAGGCCGTAGAAGTTGATGGTGATGTCGCCGCCGTGACCCGGCGAGACGCGCTCTGGTGAGCCAGTGCCGTTGTAGGCCATCGTCAGGCCCGGTGGCAGCCAGCCGCCCTGGTCGAAGGAGAGGCCCTTAGCGCGTAGCAACGTCATCATATCGGGATAGGACACGCCGCCCGCCGTCTGAAACGCTTGGAGACTGCCAAACTTATTGAGCGCGGCGATGACATCGATTATTGGGCTGAAGTTGAGCGCGTTGGTGCTCTCGCTCAGCGCCTTCGCCGTGTAATAGGCCCAGCTTGAGTTGTTGCCCATTGTCTGGAACCAGGTAGGCGATGCGGTCACGCCCGTCGTGATCGTGCCCGTAGGCGTGGGCGCTGGCGTGCCCGTCGTGGCTGCTACGGGTGCCGCTGCGGTCACCAGAGCAGAGGCCGCCACTGTGACCTTGCCCGCACCGCTTGCAAGGCCGCTGGCGAACTTACCGGCGACACTAACACCGTAGTCGTAATACTTCCCAGGCAGTTCGTGCGCGCCCGGCGGCGAGTGGAACGGATTAAGATCGCCGATTACGCCGCTAACGGCGTCGATAACCTTTGATGCTCCATCTATCACACCCTGAGCCATACGGCCTATCGCGTCGTAAGCGTAGTTGTATAACTGGGTGCCTAAATCGCCGAGCCAACCGATGATCTGGCCGGGCAAGCTGATAACCCACGTCGCGAAATACAGCGCGGCCCCGATAGCGCCGCGCAGCAGACCGTGGATCAGATCATCGCCCTTCTGTACCAACAGCCCGCCCAGATCGCCCAGCATCGAAACGAACTGCCCCGGCAGCGAGGCGATCCACGTCAAGATCGTCACAGCGACGTTCATCGCGCCCTGGTAGAGCCCGGTCAGGATCGCCGTGCCCGCGTCGAGGAACAGCGGCACGGCTCCCGTTATCACGCCGATCCATGCGGTCAGCGCCGTCGAGACCAGCCCCTCGACCAGCCCGAGCTGAGTCGAGAACAGGCCCTTGATGTCCTCGAACATCGACCCGACCAGCGTTTTCAGATCAGCCCAGAACTTGCCGAAATCGCCGTGGATCAGGTCGAGCACGAGCTTGATGATGCCCTTGACCAGATCGATCTGCGTCTGAAAGATGCCTTTCAGGTATCCAAACTCAGTCGTCGCGATCAGCTTGAGGTTGTCGAACGCTGCCTGGAATGGTCCGCTGAGCTTCTCTTTAATCGCTGGCCAGATGTCTGTCGCAAACGAGATCACGGACTGCAGCGCCGCCTTGACCGTGCCAATGATCGGCACGACGTGCTGTGTGAAGAAATCTGTGACGGCTGATATGGCCGTTTGCAGGCCTGGAACCGCCGCCGTGAGGTCGTCCCAGTGGTTGATTAGCTCAAGGATTACGAAGGTGACCCCGGCGACGGCGGCCGCAATCGCGAGGAGCGGCCAGGTCGCGGCGATGACGCCCACGGCGGCTGCGCCCGCGGACACTGCCAGCGCGCCGAAGGCGATAACCAGCCCCACGCCGATCGTGATAGCTACGGCTTCGAGCGCCTCTTTGTTGCCTGCCAGCGCTCCGATGATCGGCATGATGGCAGCGGCGACGGGCTGAACGGCTGTCAGAAAGTCGTTGAACCCCTGCTTGATCTTGGGCAGCCAGGTCACGGCAAGGTCATGGATCGCCGGGATCGCCGTCGTGGACATGAAGGTAAACATGGTCGTCAGAATCGGCATCAGCGCCATGCCAATTTGAACCTCGACCCCCTTCAGGGCCTCGCTCATATCGCGCTGCGCGAAAGCGAAATCCTTGGTCTTCTGTACGCCCGATGCGTCCAGCGTCAAGCCCATATCGTCAACCGTGCCCATTAGCTTCTGGACGCCCGCCGAGCCCTGATCGAGCATCGGGATCATGTCCACGCCGGCCTTGCCGAAGAGCTTGAGCGCCAGCGCCGTCTTCTCCGGCCCGTCCGGCATCTTCTGGAAGACGTCGGAGGTGGACAACATGATCGTGTTCATGTCGAGCGCCTTGCCCGAGACATCCTTCGTCGTGATGCCGTAGTGCTCCAGCGTGGTATCGAGAACCCCGCCCGCGACCATCAGCCCCGTTGTCGGATCGATTCCGCCGAAGATCGCCTTCGACGCCTTATCCATCGACTTCTGCATATATTCGGCGGTCAGCCCGAAGTGCTCACCGACGCCGATCCATTCCGACGCCTTCGTATCGGACATTCCCGTGGCGATAGACAGCGAATTGACCGCGTCGCCGAGCTCAGAAGCCGCCGAGATGCTCTCCTTGGCGATCATGCCGCCGATTGCGATACCGGCCCCCGCAGCGAGGACGCCCGCTGCGGCCATCTTGCCGCCCATCCCTTCGAGCGCGCTGCCCGAGCTATTGGCCTTGCCCTCAACGCCGCCCAGTTCGCCCTCGACCTCGGCCAGCGTCTCCTTTGCCTTATTGACGGCCTCAATCGCGAACGAAAGACTAGCCGCCACGCTGCTTCATCTCCTCGATCTTCCGCGCGTCGGCCTCGCCCATCATCACGATCTCGACGTCCTCAAGGGCGCGGTCGTCCTCGCACAGCGCCAGGTATGATTTGAAGCTACCGACGTACCGCATGATGAGCGTCCACGCTAGCTCTGCGGGCGGCTGGCCCTTGCCTTGAGCGAACCCCGACCATTCACGCTTAAATTTGCGCGGTCTGCATCGCTCCTGACTGGATACAGCTTGCCCATTTGCTCAACGAGGTGATCGATCGAGTCTCCATCCAATTCACGGATCGCTTCCGGCGTGGCGTCCAGCGTCTCGAACTCGCCCTCGCCGATGCGGACATGCAATTGTCGGACCGCGATGTCGAGGGTGGCGAAGGTCATCGCCTCCAGGACGTCAGGGGCGCCCAGCTCGACGGAGCCCAGCGTAGACTCCGCACTGATGCGGCCATCCTTGAAGATCGCCTGCGCGATTCTAATGCGGTCGCCCCGGCTCAGCTTGCGCTTGGCCATGACGTACTCGCCCTCGGCGGGCAGGTCGATACGCACCAGGTCGTTATCCCTGAGAAGTGGCATATGGAAGCCTCCGTGCTAGATGACTGAGAGCAGGTTTTGGGCCGAGAACTCCAGCGTCTTCGTGCCGGTGGTGTCGTACACGCTCTCCAGGTTCATCGTGCAGAGGATCTGGTTGCCGTCCGGCGCGAACGTTGGTGCCGCCTTGAAGCGGTACGCCCCGTCGATCCGCACGAACTTGAGCGCGTTTACAGAGCCGATCAGCGACCCAGTAGTGTGCAGCCGGATGTAGACCAGCGAGTCGCTGCGATATAGCGCGAACTTCGTGGCGGCGACGGCGTCGAACTCCATGACCAGCGATAGATCGCCGCTGATGTTGCCAACCTTGTGAATCGTGAAATCAACCGTGGTTCTGCCATCGAGCGTGTAGTCCGGCGCGTAGCCGGTGGTGCAAGTGAAGGACGCGCTGCGCACGAGCCCCGCCAGCGCCGTGTTGCCCAGGTTGGCGTAAGCCGTGTCCCAGTAGACGGCCATCTGGTTGGAGGTCAGCGCCTCGCGGCTCGGGTATTGCACGATTGAGCCGGTGATGGCGCCGGCCGCTCTGGCGCGGGCGAACATGTTGATCGTCAGCTTGGCGATCTGATTGAATGCCCAGTCGATTTTGAAGGACTCCGTCATCCCGTAAGCGGCGAGGCCGGTGTAGTGGTTCGTCGTGCCGTCGCCGCGCGCCATCTCAAGGCTCGCCGTGTCGATCGTCACGACGCCCGTCGTTAGCTCCGGCGTGAACAGCCAGTTCTTGGCGAGGGTGTCGACGGTCGAGGGCGTGATGCCGCCCTTAACGCCGGTCAAAAGCGCCCAGAGGATTTCCTCGGCGGTGAGCTCGGTGGAGGCCGTGACCTTCGTGCCCTGACGGATGATGACGCCGGCCCCGCCGACGTTAGACCGCACGCCCGCCGGGTAAGGAGAGCGGTAGAAGTCCTCCTCCTCCAGCATGGTGTGATCGCCGATGATCTGGCGTGTCGCGGGGACCAGCGTGCCCTTGGTTGTGATGACGGACATCCCTAGTTGCAAACGGTTAAAGGGGACTATGGCAGAGGCCATGGCTATTCACCTTCCTTTGGCGCGGCATTGACGGGGGCCGTCGCCACTTCGACGTCTTGCTTATAGTTCCCGGACTTCAGCTTCGCGGCGAGAACCTCCGGGTCGTCTTCCGAATGTGAAGCCATCGGCCAGCCTTCCGGCAGCGGGATGCCCGCGCCTGGCACAACCTCCGGCCCGCAGTAGATCAATTTCGCCATCTCACGCTCCTATCGCTGGCTGGGTGTATGCCTGTTCCGATACTTCGAGCCCGATTTCGTAGCCCGTGTACTCGACGCCGCCGTAGGTTAATCCGATGAGCCCCGAGGCACTCTGAAACACACAGGAGTTGCAGCGGTTGCCCAGCGTCGTATTCTCCACGAAAAGCGCGATCAGCGCGTCCACGAACGGCAGGACGGTCGCGGCGCGCTGCCCGATCTCCATGCCGCTCTCGAAGATTTGGATTTTGACTTCGTAGGTGTGGCGTCCCGTTGTGGTGATGAACGCCTGAGACGCCCCAGGTATGACCATCGCAGCGGGGAACTCGTTAATCGCTGGCGGGATGGCGTTATCGTCCGTCTCTGAGGCCGCATAGACGCGGTTGATGCCGCTCACGGTCGCCACGAGATCGCGGACCTGAGCGATAACGGTTGTCATTGACAGCGCCATTAGTCCGGCGCTCCTGCCAGCCGCTCCCACTCCTTGACGACGGCCTGGCTGAGCTTGTCCTTGATCTCGTCCTTGACTGAGCCGATGGCCTGGTCGAGGTTGCGGACGCCGACGAACGGCTTGGCCTTCTGTCCGCGGCTGGCCGTAAACTGCGTCCCCGTGGCCTTCATGCCGCCCTTGCGCAGCGGGCGAGTGAAGTCGCGGTAATACTTGTGCCGCCCGAACTCCATCGCCTTCGCTCCTGGATGCGTCACCCGGACCAGAGCCTTGACGTTGGCTCCCGACCCGCGCACCGCGACAAACTGCACCGTCTGCGCCATAGCCCCCGGAGCCATGCCCCGGACGGCTACCTCGAGCAGGCGCCCGCCCTCCTCCACCGCCTGACGGAGAAACGGCGCGTCCGTCTCGCCTACGGCCTTGAGAGCGCGCTTAAGCGCCGTCGCGCCCGTGACCTGGATGCTGACCTTCGCCTGCTGCGTCATGCCAGCACGTACCGCCTGAAAGGCGCGAGCAGGTCGCGGATCGCGGGGTAAAGGTGGCTGAAAATGTAGCCGCCTTCTCCGCTGTCCCCTGCGGTGCCGCTGTAGCCGGTCTGCATCTCACGCAGGAAGCGGGACGCCTGCATCGTCGCCGCCAGCTCAACCTCGCGTGGATACCGCCTGCGAGAGACGGGCGCGAGTATCAAGTGAGACGCGGCTGTGGTGCCATTGATGCCGCGCACGAGCGTCAGCGTGTCGATCGAGAGCCCCGAGACGTAAACCTGCTCGCTATCGAGCACCAGCGTCTCGCCGACGCCCACAAACAACCCGTCGCCGGCGGTCAGCACAACGGAAGTGTCGCCAGCTGCGATCGCTGCGTTCAGCGTCGCCCCGGTCAACTCGGTCTCGTTGGAATACCCAAAGAGGCCTTGAATCTGGACCCGGAGCCGGCCGGCTGGGAAGACCAGGAAGTGGCTGCCGTAGGGGTTCAGGTCGATGCGTAGCTTTGGCGTCTCGTTGGCGGGCCAGAGCCAGTAATCGGTCTGCGAGATAAGCGTGGTCTCGTACACCCCGTCACCGTTCCAGTCGCAGAGAATCGCCGTCACCGAGATCAGGTCGTTGTCGTTGTCCTCGGAGAGCCACAGAGACCGCTGACCGTTACCGTCGAGAAACCGCGTATCGATCTGGCTGTAGAAGTGGACGTTGCATTCGTTGTCGATGGCCCGGCTGATGGCGTCCAGCAACCGAAGAAGAGCGGCGTCTTCGGAGACGCCGCTAATCTTCAAGTCTGACTTGACCGTGCTAAGTCTCGCGTACAGGTTCATCGCCTAAATTGGAATCTCCTCGTAGACGACGGTGACCTGGAAGACGGCTGTGGTTGTCGCGGCCTGCGAGCAGAGCGAGATCGCGTTACCGGGCGCAACGATGAAGTCCCCCTCGTAGCGAGCTTCCAACTGGAACGGGGCGACGGCGGTTGCCGCGACGCCCGTAAAGAGCGAGAGCCCGGTGGTGCGGAAGAATGCCGGGACCGCCACGAAGGTATTGACCGCTGGAGCCCACTTCGCCGTGCCGGTATTGGTATTGCCAACCGCCGCGTTGACCACAGCGGCGGCCGTAAAGGTGATGATCGGCCCGGTGACCGCCACGATTGAGGTGCCCGCATTGTTCGTCTGGCACCATTCGAGCGTGCCCGGCGCGTTGTTGCCTGATACCCAGCCCAGGATCAGCTTAACGATGCTGAAGTTGAAGCCGTTGCCGGACGGGTTCCAGAGCGTCGGATGGTTGCCGGTGACCGCCGGGACGATCAGTGCGATGCCCGCCGAGGCCGTGCTGGCGGTGTAGACATTGCCGCGCGATGCTTGCTCATAGAGCCTGCCGTGGAGTTGCTGGAAGACGCTCGCTCCGGTTCGGTCCCGGCGGCTCGTCGCCGTGCCGGTAATGTCTACCGTTCCGTCTGGTGTGTTGATGGGGCCTGTAACAATTGCCATGGGTCCTCCTATGCCGCCGCGATGCTGGCGCCGTCATCGATCGGGACGTACATCAGCACAAATCGGAAAGCCAGCGTGGCGTTGGTGTTCGCTGTCAGGGCGTTGATTGTGCCGACGCCGACCATGACGGGCTTAGCCTGCCCGCCGATGTTGCCGCCGACGGTGACGCCGCTTGCCTGCAAGGCGGTAGTAATTGCCGTGCCGTCCAGCGACACCAGGCCGCCGATCACCATTGAGGCCAGCGAGGCCGAAGCGCCGCACATATTGTTCTTTGCGCCTACTGTGGGCACTGCCTCAAACAGGAGTGTGGTGGCCGTGGCGTCGCCCGCTGCTGTGCAGATGCCGACGAGGCCCGTCACCCAGACCAGGCCGCCCGCGACCGTCCAGTAGGGTGTCGTCGTGGCTGTAGCGGGCAGCACGGCCGCCGCACGCGGTACGGTGACGCCGTACACCACCTGGCGCGTCGCGATGCCGATCTGTCCCTGGTTAGGCATTACGCGAGCACCGTTGTGTTGACCTGCTTGGCGTAGCGCAGCGGGAACCCGCCGAGGATGGCCATGACGCCGCCCAGCACTGCCGAGGCAGCGGACTCGATCATGGTCATTTCAACGAAGTGGCAGCCATAGACGCCGTTTACCGATGCGGCGCCCACCAGTCGAGCATCCGCCTCGACCAGCGCGAGCCGAGAAGAGCCAGCCGTGGTTGTGAATCCGGCCGTCGTGGCAAGCGTGATTGCGCCGTCAACGTCAGTTGTCAGGATTTCCCGATACCAGAAGGGAATAGCCGTGCGGTTCGACGGCGTGATGTCGTCACAGGCGTTAACGGTGATCGTCGAGGTGCCGGTCGTGCCGACGCCGCAGTAGACCACGAACAGGACGCGCCCGTGCTGCGCCAGGTTGTAGACGTCCGACCTCACTGTGCCCGCAAATCCGTTGGCGACGGGGTCGATTCCCTTGGCGAATTTCAGTTTTTCGAGCATGACAGTCATGTGTGCCTCCTATGCCCTTGTGTCCAGCGTTACGAAGCTGGAGAGCGTGTTGGAACCCTTGAACGGGGTCAGCGTGTTGATGCGCTTTGGCTGACCGTCTGTCCTCAAGATGAAACGGAAGACCGTCTCATCGGTGAGGAACTGCACGTGGATCGATGAGGCTGCCTCAATGCCGCCCTTTTCGATCATCAGGTACTGATTCCAATCCGCAAAGATGATGTCTCCGACCGTGCCCAGCGTCTGCGCCTGCTCGATCGGCACAACCGGCCTGCCAAGCAACGTCCCATAGGGCGCCATGGACATGCCGCCCGCCGGAACGTAGACCGGAACACCGCCGACGCCGACGATCTGCGAGAGCCCAAAGAGCGCGGGCCAGACGTCCTGGTTGATGTCCCACTCCGCGTTCGACAGCGAGTTGGCCCGCATACGGGCATACATCGCCTCAATGTTTCCCTTGGTGATCGTTTTCGCCGTCTGGCCGCCCTCCTTCGCTACGCTCACGGTGCCAGGGTGTCCCAGAACGCCGAGTGGCATACCAGCGCCGCCGCCGCGGATCAGCGCGTCGTCGAGCTTGAAGCCGAACTCCTCGGCGAACCAGGCCGTGATGTTCGCCCCGAGAGCCGTGATGTCCTTGAGCTCCTCGTCGGTGGCGTAGTAGAGGCCGGTCAGCTTCTGGAGGATCAGCTCCATCTGGCGGAACTTGGGCTTCGTGGCGATGAAAGCGGCCGCCTCTGCCGTCCAATAGGCCAGCATCCCGCCGTAGCGAGAGCCATCCACACGGCTCGTCTCGTCAACGGCGTTGAGCTTGAGGCCGTTGGCGTTGGCGCTGATCGGCCGGCGGTCCGTCTTGCCGACCAGGAGCGCCGTCTTGTACGTCTCAACGAGCAACTCCTGCTCGAAATCGGGCTGAACCAGGAAGCCGCCATCTGAGGCGACGCCCTCGCTGGATCCCAGCGCCGCCTGGATGTCCGACAGCCCTTGATGCGTGCGCATCGGGTTCTGAGCCGCGCCGGCGACAGCGGCTAGCTGCTCACCGATGGACTTGAACGGCGTGGGGATCGCCGAGGCCGGCGCTTCGGTCTGTAGCGGCTGCTCTGCGGGGGTTGGCCCGCCGCGCATCTCTTCGCGGAGCGCCTCGAGCGTCGCGATCTCGGCGTTCGTCTCCTTGAGTGCGCCGATGATCTCGCCCATGCGCGACCGCTGCTCGGCGGACGGCTCTGCGATTGCCAGCAGGGCTTCGGCCTCTATGCCGAGGTCGGCCTTCTTCTGAAGGAGTGTCTTGTATCGGTTCATCTACTCCTCCGATGTGTCGTCGTCGTCGGACCCGGTCGTGGTGGTCGTGGTGGTGGTCGGTTCCGGTTCCGGGTCAGGCTGAGTGGTCGTTGTTGTGGTTGTGGTCTCGTCGTCTGGCTTCGGTTCGGGGTCGTATGCCATCTGTTTCCTCCTGGTTCCGGGGTACAAAAAAGAGGCCGGGTGAACTTTTCACAGTTCACGGCCTCTACGGAGTACGTGTTCGGTGTCTAATCTGTAGCGCCTCCGGGCTCAACGGAGCCGGTCGCGTCACGGACGAAACGTTATTCGATTAGTTAAAGCGTAGGCCCAAGCCGGGGCCGAATCAAGTGGTCAGGATGTCAGGACGCGGTCAAGGGCTCATCTACCCACAGATCGCAAGGGCGGCAATATCCCCCTAGTTGCGACACCCATCCGCTGTGCCCGAAGGCCCAGTGCCAGAGTCGCCGGGGATACCGCGCCACCTTCCATGTGAGCGTTGGTTCGCCGTAATGCTGGATGACCATGTGCGCACGCATTATGGACACGAAAGCCTTTACGACCGGCGTAAGCACCTTGCCGATCTGCTCAACGATCGTCTTCACGGCGGCGACAAGATCCTGAGCAGCGACTGTTATCCGCGATGCCCACTCCGCCAACTGGTCGCGTTGCCGCTGGATGTCCGTTATCGGGTTCATCGCGCCTCCATTTCTAAGCGGTCAGTATATCCAATTCGCGCCGGAGCCGTTCGGCTTCAGCATTCACTGGCGGCACGAGAGCAGCCGCGAACGCAGAGTCCGGCAACAGTTCGCCGCACTGGTCGCAATACTTCGCGTCGTTTTCGTTCATGGCCCCGCACGCGGGACACTCCACGGTCTCGTCAGGCTGCGCCTTGTACGGCTCGCGCCCGTCAAGGAAGGCCGAATCGGGCAGCGCAACCCCGCACTGGTCGCAGTAATTGGCGTCGGGCGAGTTCATTTCGCCGCACGCCGGGCACTTCACCGTCTCGCCCGGATCGGCCTCGTATGGCTGCCGCTGTGCGAGAGGCCCGGCGTAAGACGCCAAGCGCGTTGCAACCTGCCTTGCTTCCGGCGATGCTTGCGCTAATGCCTCTCGCTCTGCCGCCAATGCCGACTCCAATGTGCCGGTATACTGCGCCTTGCGGCCGCCGCCGCGTCCGCCTGGACCCAGCGCCGAGCGGATCGCCTCAGTCAGCGTGCCAACCTTGTCGGCCATCCCCCGCTGTACGGCCTCGTCAGCGCGGTATACCCGTCCCTGGCCGAAGTCGTTCATCACCTTCACGGTGGACACGCCCCGCTGCCGCGCCAACCCCTTCACGAACGACATGCCGTAGCTGTCCACCATCCGCTGGATCTCGGTAGTCGCCTCGTCGGTCAGTGGAGCGGTGTCATTCCCTTCGGCCTTGTGCTCACCGAAGGTTATCAACGTCGGTGAGATGCCCTCTTGCGCGTAGGCTTGCGACATATCGTAGTGCTCGGCGATGACTCCCACCGAGCCAACCATGCCGCCCGGCGTCACCCACACCTCGTCCATGGCAGTCGCGATCCAGAAAGCCGCGCTCGCCGCCATCGAATCGGCGACGGCGATCAGCTTCTTCTGGCCGCGCGCCTTGTAGATCATCGTCGCCAGCTCTTCGACGCCGAACACCGAGCCGCCGGGGGAATCGACCTGCATCACGATCGCCGAGATCGTCGGATCGACAAGCACCATCTGAAACTGCCGCCCGAATATCTCCGTTGACGTGCCGCCGCTCATGTCCATAACGACGTTCATGCGCTGAGCGATGACGCCGTAAAGCTGGAGCACCGCGACACTGCCGCCGGCGGCGACGCTGCCCACGCCTGCCGCTTCCGGCGTGATGATCTCGGCGGCGAGATGCGCTACCCGCCCGTCTGTGCGCTCCTCGATCTCTTCCGGGGTGTACTTGCCGCCGGCCATCCGGTAGCGGAGCACCTCGACGATTAGCCCCATCGTTGACGGCAGGATCGCCCAGGGCTGGTTGAAGACATGGTTTGCCGTGTGTTCGTAGCGATGCGTCATGCCGTCACCTCTTCTCTATCCATGCATGTATGGCAGCAACGAGCCTTGACGGGCTGACCCCATGGCCCCCAGCGGTGTTCGTGTTGCCCTTCCGCCGATCGTATCGGTCGGCCGCCTTCCGTTTCGCCATGCCTAATCGTCGGCGTCGGTGGATTCAGTGGGCGACCGGGAGAGGTCATATAACTAATGCCCTTACCGAATCGAAATTCGTCTGACCCCGCCAATCCCTTCAAGAAACGACGTATCATGCTGCCTCCTCTAGCGCCAGCCTCGCCAGCGCTATGATCGAATCTTCTTCCCACGTGTCGCCGCGTTCGGCCTTCGCCTGCCGATCAGTATAGGCGCGCGCCGAGTCTTCCGGGATCGACAGGACGGAGGCCACGAAAGCGGCGTGGTCCGCGTAGAACGCCGCGACGTCGGGCGCCTTCGCCAGCGCCGCCGCTTCCTTGCGGATGATCCGCTGAGCCGCGGCAAGCGCCAGCGCCTTCGCCCTAGCGTTCGGCTTGTCTATTGGAGGCAGGACGTTGCCCATCTCCGCGCCCGGCGAGTCCAGCGGGATCGTGTGGGCTTGCCGGAAATATCGCTGGCCGATTCCGCCGGGGATCGGATTCATGTTTTCCAATCCTCTAATCTCGTCATCGCACAACCAGCCGTTGAGAAAGCCGATCTGGTAGGCGGCATAACGGGCCGCCATGTCGCCCCGAAGCAGGCCATCAACCAAGAACTCGGCGTAATACGTCTGCGGTGCCAGGATCAGGTCGGCCGAGATGCGCTGCTCCCATCGCTCGAGCCAGGACATCAGGCTGTAGATCACAAACTCCAGCCCCTGATGTTCGATGTTAGTGAAGGTGGCATGCTCAAGATCGCCTAGCATATGCGGCGGGAGCCTCAGAATGCGCGCGATTTCTGTCACCTGAAACTTTCGCGTCTGCAACCACTGGGCGTCCTCGTTGGTCATGCCCATCGCCTGCCACTTCAAGCCGTCTTCTAGTACCGCGATCTTGTTGGCGTTGTTGACGCCCGCGTGCGCGGACTGCCACGACGCCGAGATACGCTTGGCCTGCGAGCGGTTCAACGTCTTATCGGTTTGCAGGACGCCGGAGAGCTTCGTCCCCTGGTAGAACTGGCTCGAGGCCATTCGCTCGGCGGCCATCCCGATCCCGAGCGCTTCCCGTGCGGCGGTCAGCATCGACATCCCGACGATCCCGTCACTCGACATCCCCCGGACGTGGAAAATCTCGTCTTGAAGGAATATCTGTTGCACGCCCGGCTTCGGCGTGTAGAAGTATCGCAGTATCCCGTCGTCGCCCATCTTGGGAAGCATCTTGTCGGGGTTTAGCGGGATGAGCTGATCTACCGGCCCGCGCGGACCCGGCATGATCTGGTTGTAGAAGTTGCCGCGAAGAATCAAATGTCCCTCGCCCATCTCGCGCCATTCGAAAGAGGTTTGGAAACGATTGGGCCGGTCGTGCAGCACGTCGTACAGAGGATGGTTGCGTGCCTCGTCGCGGCCGCCGTCGGGCCGAACGCGGAACATCTTGAGCGGCAATTGGGCCACGCCCTCGCTGAGCACTCGGACCCCGGCGAAGAAGGCGCCGAACGTCATCGCGCTATCAGGTGTGATCTCGATGCCAGCCCCAGAATAGCGCCCGATCTGGCTGTACCACATATCGTCAGCGGCGCCGGCGGGGCCGACGCTGGCCCTCGGGGCTAGGAGGTTGGTCAACAATTTAACCATCTATGCATATACCTCCGCGAATCGCCGCGACATAGAATGAGGACGTGATAAGTGGAGCGGAACTTATGGACCTCATCCTAAAGAGTGGCTTCCCGCCGCGACTTCCCCGGGCCCGCCATCGGCGCATCGAAGAATACGCAGGAGAGATGAAGTTTGCGCCAACGCCTGCGGAAGCGACATTCTGGGAGGAGCTCGCCCCACGGCTGGCCCCACGCCGCGTCAAGCGACAGGTTGCCACCAATATATACATCATTGATTTCGTCATCCCTGAATATCGGCTGGCGATTGAGATTGATGGCCTACCGCACCTGCTCAATAGGCAAGTAAGGCGCCGAGACTCAAAGAAAGAACACTTCCTCACGGCACATGGTTTTAAGTTGGTGCGGTTCACCAATTGGCAAGTACTAGAAGCCCCAGAAAGGGTGCTGGATCTGGTGCTATCCGCTTGTAATTGAGGGTGCCGTCCAGGTTTGAAATCGACGTCCACCGTCGCTCGCGGTGGGTCGTCACGCCGTATAAGGTGCTCATCCGTACACCTCAGCTACTGCCGCCGCCACCGCCAGGGCACCTAGCGTGATGATCCCAGCGGGGAGATAGATCAGGCCTGCGCCAATTGCTACCAGAAGCGTCCCTACGCCGAACAGACCCGCCGTGAGCTTCGTCATGGCGTCGCCCGCGTCACTTCAAGAGTTATATCTTCAAGGACGACGCATTTGTGATCGGGGAACGCCCCTGCCATGGTGCGACGGATACGCTCTTCGGCGTCCCGCGTTAGTCTTTTAGTTCGCAGAATGAGCACGTCACCGGGTTCGAGGCGCAAGCGTTTTACGCACTCTTCGAGGTCATGCTCCATAGTCGCGCTCCTTCATATCGAAATGATCCCCCTGTGTGCATATGGGCTTTGCTCTTTCTTGATTCCCTCTGATATCGCCAGCGTCCGCGCCTCCCACGAGAGGATGCCCGCCACGGCAGCGTCAATCTTGAAGGGCGAGCCTTTTCGCTCCTTCTCGATGACCCAGAACGGCACGCCTTCAGCATCGCGGATCGACAGGGGGCGCTTGACTGCGTTCGCGATGTGCCGGGCGAACGCCTCGTCTCCGTTGTGCGTGACCTGACCGGCGGCGATCGCGTTGGCGTAGCTTCGGACGGATGGCCCCATGACTGACCAGCGGTTCGTCGGCCACTTCCACACCTTATCCAGCCCCCATCTTCCGGCCCACATGGCAAGCGTGGATTCCCAGAACGGAGGATCGGCGTACATGCGCCACACGTCGAACGTCTCAAACGCCTGAGTGAGCACGGCGTCGACGTCACCCTCAGGCACTTCCCAGTCAGCGCGATGCTCCGGGCGCTCCCAGATCCCCAGCGGCCACTGCCAGCCCGAGGCGATCTCCGTCGCGATCAGCGCCGTGCTGTCAAAGTAACGCGCCCCGTCGAAGCCGATGGTTATAAGCGCGCCGCGCTTAGGCTTGCGGTCCCGCGCCAATGCCTTCCACGTCTCGATATCGAACGCCTTGCCCGCGCCCTTGCGCGAGAGGTTCAGCCATACCCGTTGCAGGTATTCAGTATCCGCGCCGGGGTCCATGAACTGAGCGACGATTGACTCAATATCAGCCCAAGCCGAACTCGGGCCACGAGCATCAGTAATTGCCTGCCGTAGCATCTCAGGCCCGGCATCGGTGGACAGGTCGCATTTTGCGAGGTCGAAGTCCTCGCGCGCCTGGCGGTGGAAGTAGAAGAGGCGCGAGTCCTTGATCTCGCCAGACGCCACGGCTTTCGCGTAGTCCATAGTCGCTTCGGCGACCGACCCCTCGCCGCTGGCGAATGCCGTCGTCGTTTCGAGCGTCCAGGCGTCGGCGGCGTAGCGCTTCGGGATGTTCCGCTTCATTGTCTGTACCGCCGCTTTCATGCGGGGCAGGATAAAACGGTGCGTCTCATCGAGGTGCTGAAACGTGGTGCGCATGCCGTCAGCGGAATCCGGCGCATTAGCCAACGCCTCAGCCTTGCCGCCGCCCTGCAAGCGCATGATCCGAGCCAGCCCGATATCGAAGTCGTCGGCGAGCGGCCCCTCGGAGATCATCACGTACAGTGCCCCATAGGCCAGCTCTTCAGTCTGCTCTTCGGTGTACGCCACCATTGGGATATAGGGGTCGTTAACGCCCCCGCCAACCGGCACACCTGGATCGCCGCGCACGCCCCAGCCGACAGTCCGAACGGGGCCGTCCGGGTGGAGTTCTACCGCCGCGATCAGCGCCGCCTTCTCAGTCTTCGCCGTGCCCTTCGGCATGGAGATTCCGACTTCCTTAAACCGCCGTCTGCCTTCCATTGCATGCCCGCGGGGGTAGACCTCGTACATGCGATAAATCAGCCCGCGTGTTTCGTCGTCCAGGACGTAAGGCTTGCCCCGGAGGTCGCCCGGCCCGTAGATCAGATACTCCTCGATGAACGCGCAGACCCCCGGCCCCAGTGTCGGCCAGGGCGCTTCCTCCATCGGCGGCACGATAAGGGTCGTCACGCACTCTTAAACTCCGGCCGCAGGATGTTGCGGGGATCGTCGCCCTTCACGGCCCTCGGCGCTCGCTTCTTTCGCCGCGCCTTCTCTTGCTCCGTCTTCTCGATCGTCCACTCCAACCGGCGCCGGTCCAGCGGACTCAACCCGTAGGCTGCTTGCTCTTGGCGTATCTCAGCCGCTAGCCTCACGTCCATCGAACCCGCCCAGAACGCATCGACAAGGAGCGCCAGGCGGAAGAGTCCGCCGGTGTCGGCCTTCAGGTACTCGGGCGCCATCGGACTGGCCCAGATATCCGCCCACCATTGCTTCGTCAGGGCGTCCCACCGGCGTCCTTTTGGCAACGTGGGGGGCTTCAATTTCATGGCCGAAGCCTTCAGCACGGCCCTCGTAGGCGCTATGTTGCGGCGCTGACGCATCTCCTCGGACTTGGGCCTACGGCCCTTCAAAAGTCACCAATTTCGTACAAACAAAAAAAGGGATTGTGACCGGTCTTGGCGGGCCACCCCCGGCAGAGATTTGGAGGGGGTGGGGGTCACGCGAGTTCCTGCCAGCCGATTGGCGTCCGCACCTTCCACGTCCACGGCTGGGCCATGATCTCTAATCCTTCCGCTGGTGACCACGTCCAACCGGGCGGACGCTGTGACAGGATGGCGCAGTAGCGGTCTACATACAGCAGGCCGGAGCGACGGCGACCGGAACGACCGGCTTGCAGGCGTGCCCACTCGTGACCTGCCTTGCCAAAGCCTTCAGGGAACATGCCCGTCAGCTACGCCAGCCGCCCGGCAGCGAAGCCAGCAGCCAGCAATAGCACGAAGAGCGCCGCGTAGACCAGCACGCGCAGGACGAAGCCGAGCCTGAGCCGCCAGCGCGTAGGCTTGTGCGCCTGCGCGCCGGGGCCGAGGCCGTCGTAGCCGGATGTGTCTGCCGCCGTGGTGAGCGTGTGGCAGTTGGCGAAATGCAGATCGAGTCTCGCGGTGATCAGTCCCTCGATGGCAAGGATGGCGACATCCGATAGGGCGGTCACCCGTATCGTCGTGGGTACGACCTTCGCCCGCGCCGCTGCCTTCTTCTTGCGGGCCTCACTGGGCGAATCGTAAGCGCGGCGAGTCGCATACCTCAACGGCTCCCGAAGCGGCGGTGTCTTCTTCGCCGTCATGCCCCGTTGCCGCCGTTGTTGTTCAGTGGTTGGCGCACGATCGTTAGTCCGCCCGCCGCTTGCTTCTGCGCTTCGGCGTGCCACTCATGGATGGCGTCGTTAGCCTTCTCCAAGAGGCCATAACAGAACAGATCGTCCTGGATCGGGCCGCTGACCAACACCTGCCTGTTCGGCATCAGGTTGATAACCAGTTGCGCGATCGGCGCTTCCTGCGTGATTGGCGGTTCCTGTGGTTGGCTCATCGCTTGTCCTCCGTTGCTCGCTTGACATCGTGATCGTGTCGACACATGCCCTGACCGTTTGATACGTCCCACGATCCGCCCTTGCGCAGTGGGGTAATGTGATCCGCTACCGTGGCCGGCGCACCGCACGCGCAGTACGGATCGCGCGCCAGGATGACTGCGCGCCATCGCCTGTGCGCCTCGCCGTAGCCGCGCTGTGCCGCCGTGCCGCGTGCCCTGTCCGCTGCCCTGTTGTGGGCCGCGCAGCGACCGTTCTTCACGCTGGCCGCAGAGCAGCCACCTGGCGCGAGGCAGGGAGTGCTAACAGCGTTTGGCGTCCTCTAACCCGCCGAGATCACGCCTGAGACTTCGGTGTCTACGTGAAGCTCGATCGCTCCCGTCTTCAGGACATCGAGACGGTTGACGTCAAAAGCCTGACTATCTCCGGGCTTGCCCTCCTTCGTGAGTCCAGGCGTCACCCAGTAGGTATCGCAGCCGCTGATATGCGAAGAGCGCGTGGTCGCTATCCCCTCGAATCCCGTGACTCGGTCGCGGACTTTTGAACCGAGCGAGATCGTCCGTTGAGTAGTCATGCCCATGCCCTCCCTTCATTACGATCGCAGCGAGGGCGGGCTTACCGCGCCCCACGGCTCCCGCCCTCGCCTCTTGTGGGAATTACGCCGTTGTGTTCGAGATCACGGTCCCGCTCGGGTCGGTGACGACGGTCGTTGTCGTGCCGTCGGCGTTCGTGGTCGCCGTCGTGGTGTTGCCGGTGGCCGGGTCGTTTGTCACGACGGGCGCGGGCGGCGTCGCGACAGGCGTGGGCGTGGAGGCCGGAACCGTCGAGGCGTCAGCGGCCACCTCAGCGTCAAGGGCGGCCTGGATGGCTGCGTCCTTTGCGCCCAGCGCCGTCAGTGCATCGGTCACGGACTGGGGGATGGCTCCGGGCGTCTGGCCGGCGCGGATTGCCGCCGTCTCCGTCGCGATGGCCGAGATGCTCTTCGTGTTGTTGTCGAACGCCGTGTTCAGCGTTGCGATCTGGGCTAGTGTTTCCTGCTCTGTCGCCATTTCTTCTTCCTCCTGCATTGCTAGTCCGAATAGCTGATCATTGATGAAATCGGTCTTCGCTTCGAGGCGATTGAGCGTCTCCCGGATGTCGCGGTGCTCCTGGTCGCCCCAATGCTCCCAAGGTTTACTCACATCGCTCGCCTCCTTCAATGTTATCTATACCTCCGATTCATCATTATAGAAGCCGCGGATCGTAATTCAAATAGAGCCACCGCAGATATGTGAGCCAGCGCCACTCGCGGCTGCCGCGCCGGACCCACCACAGACTGACCGGGGGCGTCTCTTCGGCGGTCATCGTGCGTCACTGCGTCCTCACACCGCCAAAGTCAGTAGTCCAGTACCAGGAGTAGTAACTGCCCGGCACGTACACGCGCCCGATGCCAATCACCAGGTAATTCGGGCCAAGCATATTGGCGTCGTGGCCGGGTGATGCATGCCATGCGTCGAACGCTTGCTGCGCGGTGATGTATCCCGCGGCGAGGTTCTGCGCTAGCCATGTGTTGTAGCAGTAGCCGAAATCGCAGAACACCTGCGTCCAGCTCTCCCCACACTTGGGGTCAATGGACGGACAGGCGGGCTCGTTGTGATCGAAGTAGTTGTAGAGCAGGCCTAGCTCGTTACTCTTCCAGTCAGCGGCGGCGTTAAGGCGGGTATCGAGGGTGAGTGCGCCGAGGCCGTTCTGTGCCCGATAGTTGTTTATCAGCACGAGGAACTGCGCCTCGGTGCTGTCGATAGCCCCGTAGTCGTAGGAGCCGTCCGAGCTGGGAGTCGATGACGGCGACGGGGTAGGAGTCGGCGCCGGAGTTGGCGACGGGACAGGAGTAGGCGTTGGTTGCACAGTCGGGAGTGCCGTAGGCGTTGGGCTAGGACGGTGGCACCCGGCGACACCGTGGCAGCCGCTAGCCTCTGCAACCATGCCGCCGCCGATTAAGGCAGCGAGGATGAGGGCGACGAGAGCGATCTTCACAGATGCCTCCTTGAACTGAGCCCTCATGCGCACGCCAGCAGCTTCTTGACGCGGATGCGGGCGTGCATTAGAGCGGCGCGTTCTGTGGATCCCCCGGTCGTCCCCGTCGCCAGGTAACGCGCGAGACCCCGCCGCTCCCCCGGCGTGAGCGCTCCGGCGATCTCTTTGGCCAATTCGGCGGCGAGCGCTTCGTCCTCCGGGTCGCCGGCGAAACTCCGCTTACGCTCTCTCTCGATTCGTATGAAATCGTCTGAAACGATGATGGCCGGACGATCGCGCCGCTCCCCCGTCTGCTTGCGGATGTAATCGGCCAGCGCATTCTTCAGGCAGACATGCCAATAGCCCGCCACGTTCCGGACCTCGTGGTCCGGCGTCTCGCAGCAGTTAACGACGGCGTCGTTAACGATGTCCCCGGCCTCGTTGCCGGGAGCTCCCATGCTGTACACGAGCCCGCACGACCGATGCCAGTTGGCGGCGGCGTACTCGACTACGGCGGTAAGCATTCGGACAAAGAGAGAGGCCACGCCCCTGACGTGGCCTCTGGGAGGTCTCCCCGCACCTCTTCGGCGCGGTAGGTCAACCTATACGATTACGCCGGTCCCGCCGACATGTCAACTCACGCACCGCAACGAGGTGCATTCGCGTGAGGTTTACGTATGTTTCGGCTCGGCGAGGGCGGCCTGCTCGGCCTTCAACCACTTCCGATACCACGCCCAGTCCGCCTTGACCGTCGCCGCGTCCAGCCTTCGCCATCCTCCCAGCGGGACGTTCGCCGGCTGTGGCCGTACCTCAGTCATCGCGCCCCCTTTGCTTCTTGGTATCGCCGCTGCAGCCAATCCACCGATGGGTGTGATGTCTCTATCGCCTCAATCGCCGCCATGTCCTTCAAGTACGCCATGTCCTCCAGGTACGCCGCAATCTCCTCCGGCCCGAATCCCTTGCCCTTGAACAGCGTCGAGAAGAAGTACGCCGGCGCAGACTCGACCTTGATCTGCCGCGCCATGAACAACGTCTTCAGCGCCGCGCCCTCGACGTCGCCGGGCGGGTAGCGCATCGCCTGCACGACCTGCACGCGGTCCAGCCCCAGTTCGGCGCCCAGCTTCACGGCCAGGTCTGGCGCGTCCGCGGCCCAGCGAAGCACGTCCGGCGGCCCGATTCGCGCAAGGTTGTCGCGGCGCGTCATACCTGCGCCATCTGACGCACGATGGGCGGATCACGGTGCGCCATCGCGTAGGCGGGATGCCCGTCACGCTCTCTACGCAGCGCCGCCACCGAGCCGTATCGCTCACGGCGCAGCACACCCGCCGTTCGCGCAATTTCGCGCGCGCTCTTCTGTCTATCTATCTTTTCGTTCTCTTCGTTCTTGGAGCCTTTTAAGACGTGATTCAGGTAGGTAGAAGAAGAGCGCGCGAGGCGCTGCGAGTTCTTCACGGCGAAGTCCCTCCCTAATGGCGGGCGCGCAGACGTACGGCCCGATGTGATCGGCGTTGTCGAAACTGGGGGATGCGATTGCCAGGCGACCTCGAGGCCCGCCGGGCTAGGGGGGGAACGTGCGGAGTCAGACTATACGCGCACCTCCGATCGCTGTGCAAGGGTCATCCGTTCGCCTAACCAGCGAATCACCGGCACCGTGACCGCATCGCCCATCGCGGCGTAGCGCGGCCCGTCCTTCGCGTCCGGTATGTCCGTCCAGCCGTCAGGGAAGCCCTGTAGCCGCTCGCACTCCGTAGGCGTGAGGCGGCGCACCGTCTGGGCGTGCTGGATGCCGTGGCGGCTCACCTTGTCTATCGTGTACATGGCGTCGGCGTTCTCCGTAATCCCGATACCGTTCTGCGCCTTCTCCCGATGACCGCGCGCGTCCTGGATCGCCGTCACGTAGTTGTCTGGGATGGGCCGCGAGTTGCCGTTGTGCGCTTCCGAACCTGTGACGGTTCCGGCGATGAGGTTCTGCGCTTCGTCGCCGCTCGGGCCTCCGCTGCCTTTGCGCCACTTCGACGTGACGGCTGGCGAGACTTCGGGGACGTAGGTCTCGCTGTCTTCGCGGTGGCTGCTGTTCGGCTGCGCCCTGAGCGAGTGGGAGACGTAGGTGCTATTCCAGGCGTTGCCGATTCGGTTCCCCTTGCTAGAGCGTCCAACGCTTGCGCCAAGCGCGTAGGCAACATCTTCCCCCGTCTGGCCACTCGCCTCAGTATCCCCGCCGCCGCTCTCGCGCTCAAATAGTACCGAGGCGGGATAGTCGATGCGTCCGCTAGAATGTCCGACAACGTAGACGCGACGCCGCCTCTGGGGGACTCCGAAGAATCGAGAGTCGAGTATCCGGTAGGCCCACCCATACCCGAGTTCATCCAGCGCGCCAAGGATGAGCGCAAAATCGCCCCCTCCGTTTGAGCTAAGGAGTCCGGGAACATTCTCGATGAGGAGCCACGTGGGCCGTACCTCGCCAGCGATTCGGGCAAACTCCCAGAAGAGGCCGGATCGGGCGCCAGAAAGCCCAGCCCGCTTTCCGGCGACGCTAAGGTCTTGGCACGGGAACCCGCCGCAGATGAGGTCAACACCGCCGCGTAGCCCTGGCCCGGCTTGCCGCCGCCCGTCGTCAGTTGATGCGCTTGCGCCGTTGTCACGATTTCGCCGCGCTGGTTCTCGCTGACCGCCATCACTAGCGGTGCGTCCTTCTGGAAGTTCCGCAACGCTGGCACCTCTGGCGATTCGTATATCTTCCCGTCGATGTTCTCGTGGAAAACTGAGTGCTCGCACATCGTCAAACCTCTCCACTCCCGGCCAGTGATGCTCAAGCACCCGCTGCCGGAACGGGTCGATCTCGCACTGGGCAACGCAACGCCAACCCGCTTGCTCAAGACCTAAATCAAAGCCGCCTACCCCCGAAAAGAGTGACAGGAAAGTTGGTTTATTGCGGTACATCGCTGCGAAATGCCTCACGGCGTCCACCCCTGCCAGCAGGCCGAGGAGCCGCGCCAGTCGGGCCAGAACGTGCCACCAGCTTCTGACCAGATCTCGAAGGCCCATGCGGTGTTCCTCACGGGGTCGCTCCAGGCTGCCCAGAAGTCGGGCCAGAGTCCGGCGTGGATGCTGTTGAGCTGGAACAGCCCGTAGTTGTCTCCGTTGCTAGCGAAGTTCCCGTCGAGACGGCCTCGAACGTCGGTTCCAGACTCGCATCGAGCCACGGAAATCGCTTCACCACAAGGCCAGGGCTCGGAGCAGATGATCGCCTCGAACGCGCCGGAAACCACGCCGCCGGCGTCCGTGCCTCCGGGGTCAGGCGTCGCGGTGGCCGCTCCACCAGCGTCCGGGACGACGGGCGGCGAAGTTGAGGTAGCGTCAGGCGTAGCAGCCACAGCGTCGGTATCAGGAGCAGCATGGGCGACCAGTCGAGAAGGGTAGCCATCTAGGCTGCCACCATGGCCCGCCGTATTTTGGTCATCATTCGCTGCAGCCGTTGACAATTCAGGCAGGTCGCAATCGCGGAATGGCACTGAACAATCTGGCTCCCAAGTGCCCGCAACGCCAGCTCGGCCTCCGCCTCGGTAAGGGTCACCAGGACCGCCATCTAGGCCGTCCTCACCGGGTACGGGACCCCGCACCGCTTGCACAGGGGCGTCCAGTACCAGTCGATCTGCCCGCACGATTTGCACGTCCTGACCATCAGCTTTCGCTCCCGCCGTGATCGCCAGCGCGATCAGCGCTATCAGTGTCCATTTCAATATCCACCGCCTTACTTTTGCTCGCCGCCGCGGCTGTCTCCGCCATCTCTCCAACGGGTCATAGATCACACACGCAGATCACGACCTGCTCGCCGGTCAGGGATATCGTGAACCGCTCCGTTAGCGGGCACGACTGGCACGTCTCCGTTGGCGTAGGAGAAGAGGTCGCGATTGTTGGCTTCGGCTCGCTTGAGGTTCCTGATAGCGACTTCCCAGTATTCCGGCTTGAGTTCGATCCCGATGTACTTTCGGCCATGACGTAGCGCCTCATATCCTTCTGAGCCGATGCCCGCGAACGGACTGAGCACCGTCTCGCCCTTGTTCGACCAGAGCCGGACGCAGCGCTCGATTGTGCCCAGTTGCAGCGCGCACATGTGGCGCTCGTCTTCCTCCGACCTTGCCTCAGCCACGCTCAGCGTGTCGGATTCCTTGATGCCGTACCAAATAGGGCGCGCCCACTCAATCCATTCGTTGTTCGTGAGGTCTGGGTGAATCACTACGAGGTTCTCTCCCCGCTTACGGAACACGAGAATGTAGTCCGCCAGCGCGGGCCGGAGCCATGCCGAATCTTTGCGGAGTTGCGCGAACAGAAGCGCCTTGGAATGAGTCCTAATTGCTTGCGCCTGCGGGTTCTTGTCGATGCATACCTCGCCGTGATAGACGAACCCTTGATCGATAAACGCACGGATCGTCTCGCCCCGGAAATCCACCAGCCCGATAACTCCTTGACTTGCTAGAGTCGTTGTCACTTGTGCGACGTGGACGGCGACATTCCGTCCCGGCTTGGTGACCCGCAGAAGTTCGGGGATGATGTAATTAAAGTGCTCCCAAAACTCGGCCGGGTTCTGGGCGTTGCCGAGATCGCGCTCCGTCGCCGAGTACGTGTACAAAGACATGAACGGCGGCGAGAACACACTCAGATCAACGGAGTCGTCCGGGAGAGCCTTCAAGCGCTCTGCAGAGTCGCCCAGCATCATCCGCCAGCCATCGCCTGTCTCTTCGCGCTCCTGGTACGTGAACGTCTGACGTCCATCCGCTATCTCGGCCTTCTCGTAGTTCGCCGCTTCACGGACTAGCTTGCGGGTCATCTCGTCGGCTTCGCGTTCTTTGCGTAGCACGTTCTCATAGACTGCCTCCTCTGGTTCTGTGATGACGATGTGCGCCTCGACCTTCTGCGTCTGGCCGAAGCGATAGCATCTGCGGATCGCCTGGTAATACTGCTCGTACGAGTCCGACAGGCCGACGAACACCATGCGCGCGCAGCGCTGCAGGTTCAATCCATATCCGCTTATGGCCACTTTGCTCACCATGACGCGCACCTTGCCGTCAAGGAATTTCTCTAGCCGTTCGGCCTTGCTCTCGGGCGACTGCGAGCCTTCGATTAAAACGCAATCCTCAATCAGCGCAGCTAGGTCGACTCCCTCCTGATTCAGCCCCACCCACGCTATCCACGGCTCGTCTGATTCATTGATGAGTCCCGCCGCTCGTTCAACGCGCTCCGCAAGCGTCTCTCTCCGGACCGCCGAACGGTCGCCGATGCCCTTCAGTTTCGTGAACAGCATCTGCCCCGGAGGAGCGTAGTCAACCTTGATGATGTGCGGCACGATCTCGAGGCCGGGCAGAATGTAGCCGTCGTCGGAGTATCCCAAGTCGCTCGGCGTTTTCAGCGTCATCCCCCACGACGCCAGCCACTGATAGAACGGCTCCCGAGCATGGCCCTTTAGCCTCCACCCCTCGTCATCGTGAACGAAGAACGAAGCGAGCATCTCGGCACGCGTCAGGATGCCCAGGAACTCGGCATGGTTGGCGAGCTCCGCGATATCGTTGGGCGCCGGAGTTGCCGTGCAGCACAGTCTCAGTGGAGTCCTGCCGAATTGCTCGATTAGCTTTGTGCGTGTCTTGCCGTCGTAGCTTTTGAGTATTGACGATTCGTCCAGCACGACCGCTCCGAACTGTGAGGCATCGAAGTGGTCGAGCATCTCGTAATTCGTAATCGTCAACTGCCCTGCGTCGACCTGACCCCGCGCATACGTCACCCTGACGCCGAGCCTTGCGGCCTCAGCCACCGTCTGACGCGCCACGGACAACGGGGCAGCTATCAGAACTCGCTCGCCGGTCAACCGTGCCCACTCCACCTGCATGAACGTCTTGCCGAGCCCCGTGTCGGCGAAGATGGCGCTTCGTCCTTTCCGGAGCGCCCATCGCGTCAGGTCGCGTTGGAACGGGAACAGGATGGGGTTGATGTCGGCGTCCTCGACTGTGATCCCGTCGCCATGGTTGATGGCGATCTTCTGTGCGAGGAAGTCGGCGTACGCCATCACGCCGCCCCCAGCCGCGCGGGTGCCTTGGCCAGCACCGGCAGCAGGTCCGCCAGGCGGTACAGCGCCGCGTTGCCGCGTCCGCCCGCGCTGCGCATCCTCTGCGGCCGGTTGGCGTTCCACCACTCCGGCTCCACGTTCAGAAAGCGCATCGCCTCGACGCGATCGAGATACACGCGAGCCGGGTCCGGTGCCCAGTCGCTCACCGCGCCACCTCTTCCCAGTAGGCCCAACTCTTGGCAGCGATGTGATCTGATTCGGCCAATCGGCCTTTCCAATACATCGCGCTTGCCCCGAACCACAGACTGCTGCCGAGGAAACCAGATGAGATTAGAAAGAGGGGAGTCCACCAAAGACTCACGGTCGCGCCAACCACAACAGCCATCGCGCCAACGAGTAGTAGCCCCAGATAACCAGGGAGTACAGCGAGGACCAGATCGCGTCTTGTGGGGCCGGTCACGCCAGTCGCTCCCGGATCGCCGCCTTGCGTTGCTTGCGTTCTCTCCGGCAATAGATACAGATGCCCCTGAGGAGCGCCATACTGCGAGGTGTCCCGCGCGCTTCACAACGCTCACAGCGCACCTTGGCCACAGGATAGTAGTCGCTCACGACAACCGCTCCCGGATCGCCGCCAGCGCACCCTCGCGGTCGAGGGCTTGCAGTGTGTGCTCTGTCTCGTCTATGAGACGACGGTCGGTGTGCGGCTCCTCGCAGGCGCAGAACTTTACCTCGATGCGCAGCGAAAGCGACAACAGCATCGGCACGGCTCGCCACGGGTCTTGCCGCGCCCGCCACTCAGCCCACCGCAGCGCGCCCTCCGCGCGGCAGTCGGCGCACGTCCTGCGCGTTGTCCGTTCGGTGCATCGCGCGATGTCGTGCGGTTCCCACAGCGGGTCAGCGCAGGGCAGCGTCGCCGCGGCCATCACTCGCCGAACTTCCTGCTGATCTTCGCGTAGGCGTTGACCTTGAGCGCCGCTTCGTCCAGCCGCAGGCCATCCTTCACCTGAATGCGCCGCACCTCCGCGCAGTAGGCCTGTGCCTGCTTGTACGTCCCGCCGTTGCCCAGCCAGTACCCCCGAATCACGCCTTCCTCGGAGTTGGGCAGGCTCAGGGCGCGGCAGATGTTCAGGTGCGCGTCGCCGTCAGGCCACATCTCCTTCGCCAGCCGGTAGAGTTCCCGCTGGGCCTTGTCGCCGGCGGGACCGCCCTCTCGGGGGTCAGGAATTGGCGGCGCTGGTGGCCTAACTGGCGCAGCCGATCGCGCCGCGGCCTTCGCAGGCGTAGCGGGTTGCGGCGCCCGTTCCTGCTTTTGGCTCGCGCCGTCGTCGGGATCGTCGCCGGTCTCGATACAGAACGTTTGACGCAACGCATACTTGAACCCAATCGTGAGCGCCTTGGCATGACTCTTGTCCCCCGCATCGCTGCCCTCGCCGATGGACTGGACGTCAATGAACGTCCCGGAGGCGGCATGGGTAAACCGCACCGTCATACCAACGGCGGTTCTGTTCATAATCGTGCCGTTCTTTGTGGTATACGTCTCCCGGAATGGCAGATCACATTCGAGCACGTGCATGTAGATGCCAGCCTCCACCATCGCCGGACGGATCGCCTCAATGAGCGCCTTCTCGCCCGCGAAGCTGTACGGTACGCCGCCCTCTTTCGAGCGCGACTTCTGCACGTACCCCACCTTCCCGTAGACCTCGGCGATGGCTGCATGGATATCCTTCGCAGGCACGGCCTTTGTGGCCGGCAGCGCGATAGGCCGTGTTGATTCAGCGACCATTGAAGCCGCCCCCGAGGCCCATCTGTGTTTCCGCGAGCCCCAGCGCTACGCCCTCGATGCCCACAAACTCGTTAAGCGCTTGGATGTCCACGTGGTCGGCGTCGAACTCCAGCGTCAGCCGTCCGATCTTCACCGCCTCGTAGTAAGCTGGCGTCTCCTTCGTCTTCTCGTGCTTGACTACCTTTTCCTTCGAGGTCACGGAGACGACGCGCGTCTCGATCTTCACCAAGTCCCTCATTGCGTTATCCCTTCTTTGGCGGGCTCTTTGCGCTTCAGCACGAGCGCCCCTTCGCCGCGCTCCCTGCTGGCGTCAATCGCCTCAGCGATTACCCCGCCGAGTTTGTGCATTTCGTTCAGCGCTCGGTTGTCCCAGCGGCCTACGGGCGGCTTTGGATCGGGGATGATGAAGCACCGCTCGGATATGCCAGGACAGGAATACAACGCCGATTCGTTCACGATCTGCCATGCGCCCGCCTCGACCTTCCCCGTCCAGTGCTCAGTGTCCAGTACAGTCGCGCCGCGCTCCGAGAGACGTTGCGCGAGCATGAACCGCGCCTTGCCGGACACCTGCGACAACCGCTGCGCTTCCTTCGCCATCGAGTCGGCGATCTCGGCCAGCGCGTCCTCGTCCATGTCGTCGAAGAATGCGTTCGCCGCCATCTCGTCGTTGAGCGCCTTGCTAGCAGCCTTTACTTCGGGCGTCATCGCGACGCCTCCGCCTTCGTGATGCAGCCCAGGCACAGCTTGCCCGCCGACGTTACGTACAGGCGCTGAGGCGCTGCGCGCCGTGGGCAGTGCTCGCAGATACCGGTCTCGGGCGTCATGCGTCACGCTCTTCCCGGCTGGCACCCGTGGCCCTAGTGCAGCCGCAGGGGCGATTCGGGCCGTCGAACCAGTGGACGCAGGGGCCGTCGGGGTCGCAGGCGCGCGGTAGGTTCGTTTCGCAGACGCAATCGCCGCAACAGTTGACGCCCGCGATGTGATCGCAGGAGTAGTCCGGCCCGTCCAGCGCCATGAAGTCGAGCAGCCGTTCAGCGCCGGGCAGTTCGTCGGGCTCGGCTATCTCGCCACGCAGCACATCGCGGAGCACAAACGTTGCCCAGCGGTGTCGTTGGTACTCCATGTTGCGGTCCAGCGGGAGCGAGGTGCAGGTCGCGGCCTCACCCATGCACTTCGCCTCACGAATGAACGCGGCGCGCGCCTGGGCCTCGACGTCTACCGCCAGCGCGCCGTTGCCGTCGAGGCGAGAACTTGTATGCTGTATCCGAATGGGTTCAGCAGTCATTTTGCTGTTCTCCTTCCGCCCGGCGCTTCCACGTCGGGCTTTTTGTTATTCGCTCACATGCTTCGACGTCCAACGCTGCCCCGGAAAAGGAGGCTGAGCCGATTCCGGGAGCGGCGCGATATGGAACTATGCCGCCAAGCACGCGGGGGGTACGGCTTCTAGCGGCGTTGGGCGTCGAAACGTTCAAGCGGTTACCTGCGTGATGTGCCGGAATTGCCGCAGGCTGATCCCGAAGTGCTCGGTCAGCAGGTACGTCGGTACGCCGAGAGAGCGAGCCTCGATGATCTGCGCGTTGCGGGGGGCGTTGACGGCTGACCGGATGCCGTTCGGCTCCTCGTAGCGGCAGCGGGGCAGCGGGCAAAGTTGGCACAATTTCGAGATTTCACACCCGGTATCTTGGTAGTAAACCGGTGTGCCATTTGGGCCTTTAGGCATAACCGTGCCCTCTGTAGAATGTAGCTATATGGGACGCCCCATGCTGACCCGCCCGATTGTTACTTGCGCCTCGTGCGGTCGCGATTTCACGCAAGCACGAGTCAGTCAGCCGCGCCGGTTCTGCAGTGTCAGATGCGCCAATGCCGCCACTCGCCCAACGCGCTCCGGTCCGACTCATCCTCAATGGCGTGGCGGGGAGCGACGCATTGATAGCGGCGGCTACGTGCGCATCTGGACGCCAGAAGGCCGGATGCGGGAGCACGTGTGGGTCATGCGACAGATTGTTGGTCGGCCCCTGGCCGGCGAACACGTCCACCACGTGAACCATGACAAGACGGATAATCGCCCCGAGAACTTGCTGTTGCTCACTGAGCAAGAACACAAGGCTGCGCATCGCACCGCCGACTCGCGCCGCCGCAAATCTGGCGAGCCAAACGAACAAATAGCGTGCGCGTGTGGTTGTGGTAAACAGTTGCTGAAGTACGACGCGAGCGGGAGACCCCGGCAGTTTCTTGACAAGCATTCGCAGCGCCATAGGCATCGAGTGAAAGGCGCTTTCGTCTAACAGGCAGGTCGGCGCGACCTCGCAGCCGTCCAGCTTCGCGTTGTACGTCGGCGCGCCCTCGCCGTTCTGGCCGCCGGGAAGCCTACCCACTACGCTGCCGCCTGTCGCAGCGCGAAGTGGTGCAGCGCGTGGCAGCGGCGGCAGAGCCAGCGCACGTCCAGAGGCTTCGAGTGGTCATCATGGTGAGCAACTACCCACGCGACCTGACTACATTCCGAGCACGTGTCGGGAGTGACTAGCCGGCCAGCTTTGACGGCACGCAATACCGCTTGATGTGCGCGGTTCTTCACCGGATCGCGTCCCCAGTCGAATCGATCAGGCACCGGCGGGCTCCGCGTCCAGCTCGAAGAGGCGCTGTAGGACGCGCTGGCCTACGGGGCTGCGACCGCCGGACTCCCACAGCGACAACGTGCTCTGGTCTACGCCTACCTCTTTCGCGAAATCCGTCTGGTTCAGCCCCATCCGTTCGCGGAGGGCCTTGATTCTCTGCGGGGTGAAATTCAAGTCCACGACCACTCGCGCGCTCCTTCCTATTGCCTTCGCCATGTCCATTGCACTCGCAACGATAGCCTACCTAAATTGCGAATGCAACCCCCTGCTTGACTAAATAATGGTTAATTTATTGCTTTTGGAATAGAATTGTTGACGCTATGCATGCCGCGTGCAATATTGCTAGTGTTATGAGCTTCCGCGAATGGCTGCGGTCGCTCTTGGAGGACAGCGTGTACGAAACCCAGGAACAGATGGCAGTAGCTTTCGGGACGAAGCAGTCCACGATAGCTCACTATCTACGTGGGTCGCGCCTGCCCGACGTGGAGCGCTGTGGTCTCATCTCAGAGGCGACCGGTAAACCGATTGCCGACATAGTAGGGATGGTGCGCAAGGAAGCCCGCCAAGGTGCTCGCGCTGGCTGAAACATAATGTGAGGTCCGTGTCTGAAAAAGACGCCGGACTTTACACGGATCAGTTATAGTTCGAACACATTTCCCGCCCACTGCAACGAACCGACCGGGGGAGCATCTACCAGAACGCTATGGGAGTGAAGTCGCCCCAGAACTGGCAACCGCGTCCGCTCGACTGCATCTGCGACGGGCTGATGCCGTTCTGCCCCGCCTGCCTCGTGCTGTGCGCCTGTGCGCTGCGCCAGGCCCACCCCGCTACCCTCTCGGTGGCGATCCTCAAGCGGCGCATCCCCGGCATCACCGGCCACGAGGCGGCGCTGCTCCTGGAGGCTTCGAAGCTCTACCACTGAGCCCGGGCATTTCTTATGTAGCATAGAAGCCGTCTATAGCTACTATCTAAATCCTACCTGCGGCCCGATAATGTATACGCAGTTATGGGCGCGACGGACGACGATTGGACAGTGGCCTGGGCCGACGAGGAGCCGGTCAACGGCCACACCATCGGCATCTATCGCCGTAAGCACAGCGACCGACTCTCCGTTGTCTGCGACTGTGGCGGCTTCGAGCGCTCCTACAGCGCCCGTAATCTCCTCGTCTGGGGCGAGCCGGATTTGCTGCTCGCGCTCTTTGCCGCGTTCGCCGACCACGCGGCCTGACGTGCCGGTCTTTCCGTCGATCGCTGCCGCCGCTCACCACCAAACTCACATCACGCTCGCCCTGCGCCACGACAGCCGCCGGCGGGTGCCCGACCCCGACTTGTCCAGCACGTCGTTTATGCAGGTCGGCCATGCGAGGCCGGAGTCAGGTCCCACCGATAGGCAGGTCGCTGCATGGGATCATAACGCCGGGCAGGCCGACTATCAGCTCGAAAACAGGGCGGCCGTCGCCGAGCTGCTGGCGCAACTGCGCCGCGGCTTCGCGCTCTTGCCGGACTTTTGTCTGGGCGGCGAGCTCTACGCCCGCGCGATTGACGATATCTGCGTCCGTGGCCGTTCCCGGTTTGAGGCCGAGCACGGCTGGCGCCACATCGGCCCGGCTGAGGAGCGTTTTATGATGCTTCACGGAATTCTGGACAAGCGGACACTGCACAAGTGGTTAGAGATTGGGTGGGGGTTCGTGGGATTAGTGGTAGTCCCAGCGAAGGCGATAGAGGACGCCATCAAGGCGCGGGCGGAGGTCAACTTCGACGCCCTGGACTGGCTGAGGGAGCGGGGTGCGTTATAACAAAATTGTTATATCACCGCAGCGAATCGACCGCGGACCGCAGGTGTTCGGCGGTGAGGTCGAGGTAGACCATCGTGGTCGCCAGCGACGAGTGCCCGAGCAGCTGCTGGATGCGCCGGACGTCGTTGCCGGCTTCCAAGAGCGACACCGCGAAGCCGTGACGTCCGGCGTGTGGATGGCGCTTCTCTCCCGGCAGACCGGCGGCGCGGCCCAGTCGCGCCATGATGCGTTCGGCGCCGCTGACCGTCAGGTGCGAGCCGGGACCGCGGCCGGCGAAGATGTAGCCCTCGCGGTCTATCTGAGTGCGATTTTGTAATAGAAATCGCACTGCTTCGAGAGCCCCAGAGAGCCGCGCGTGCATGGGGATAACTCTGTCCTTGCCTCCCTTGCCCTGCTCCACCTGGACGCGCCCGTCCTCGACGTGCTTCCAGCGCAACGCGCAGACCTCAGAGCAACGCAGCCCGGCGCGTGTCGTGCAGAGCACCAGCGCCAGGTCGCGCGGGCCCGAGTGCTCCGCTACGGCTTCCAGCCGCTCCTGCTCGGCCTCTGAGAGGAACTTTGGGAGCTTGCGGCCCTTCACGGGCTCAACGACGCTCGGCGGTACAAAGAAGAGAAGCGGCTGGCGTGCGGCGACGGCCATTGTAGGGCCGATTGTGGCACCGCGTAAGGCTAGCTTTACAGTCCGTCAGGTCAGCTTTCCACAAAGGAATAGCGCCGCAAGTGGTGTCCGTTCCCGGCTGATCAGGCCGGTAGCCGGGGAATCACCCCCAGACAGTCCTACTGTGTTGGCGCTGGCCACAGTATACGCTAGACGGCCGGCGGGTTTGTTGACGGCGGCGCGGGCTGTGGGTCGGTCGCAATGCGCAGCGCAGTCGCCAACAGCGTCAGCAGGCCCGCCAGCGCTGCGATCACCGCCCCGGCTGTCGGCGGGATGCCCAGCGTCGTCGAATTGATCGCCGCCCAGCCGCCGCTAACGACTGTTAGCGCGCCGGCCAGGCCGACGAGCCATCTGTGTACGTTCGAGGAAATGTTCATCGAATCGCTCCAATCAGGAAGAGAATCAGAAGAATGACCAGGATGGCGACGATCAGGCCGCCCGCGCTCATGCTGAGCACCAATGGTTCTCGCCAAGAAGGTGGACGTGCTTGCCGGTATAGCAGCGCACGTAAAAACGAATGTACGTGCTCATCGGTTCAGCGCGATCACGATAAGCGCCACGGCCAGCATGACCAGCCCGACCAGCCAGCCAACGAGCCTCGGCACGTATTCGTTGGTCGCGCCGGGGAACAGCGTCGCGAAGATGAACGCGCCGCCGATGCCCAGAACGGCCAGTTCTTCCGGTGCTAACTTTGTCATCTCTTCTTCCTCCTTCTGAACTTGACTGCGACGAAGATCCACGCCAGCCAGCGCCAAATCATCGGTAGATCGGCGGTCGGCCTGGACCGCGGAGCCAGTTTGGATGCGGATTAGCGTGCGACTTTCGAGGGCTATATTTGTCGCGGTGTTGGCCGTCCTTGCCGTCGTCCGCCTTCGTCCCCACCTGCGGGGTCATCTCGACCGCCTCGCCGAAGACAACGGCAAACGCTCGCGTGCAAAGATTGCAGCGAAGCAGCTCCGACTCCGGGTCCGTCGAGTCGGTCCGTAGCGCCCCGCCGCAGTGTGGCCGAACGCATCGGATCATATGATCCCAGTGTAGGAGAGGAAGGCGGCCACCGCTGCCAGCGTCGGCGCCGCGACCGCTAGAACCCGGAAGATGCGGGCGATAAAGCGTAGGTCACCGGCGATATCGGATATCGTGTCCTTCACGTCGAGGACGTCCATCGACACCGTAGTGACGGCCTCCCAGAGCAGATCGTGATCAGCGACAGCCGCCACTTCGCCCACCTGCAGCTTTTCGCGTTCCTGCTTGGCCGCCATGATCTCCGCGATCGAGCGCCGCGCCCTCGCGAGAGCACGCGCCGCGCTGGAGGCGATGGGG